TTTCATATATTATAGGTCCAAAAGGAACAATTATATTATAGTCTTTATTATCAATTATCATTGATGTAGTCCTTTATATTTTTCCAATCCATATCTATTACATTATTTAATTTGTCTAGATTAGCACAAGTGTATTCTTGGTATTGGTTTTTTATATTATCTGGAATTGGTATGTATTCTATTTTAGCACCATATTTTTTAGAAATAGTTTGTGCTACAGTTTCAAAACTTTCGGCATTACCTGTGCCAACATTATAAATGTCACTAGCGTCAACGCCAAGCATCTTTTCATGAACTTTACAAATATCCTCAACACATATAAAATCACGCTTGTAATGGTCACTGTGTTCAAAAACTTTAATTATTTTATCTCTTATAGCTTGCTCTTTAAATTTTGTATAAGGTGATGCTTGATTGCCTTTATCACCTTCATGAGGACCATAAACATTAAAATACCTAAAACCTTGGACAATTACATTAAAATCATCTTTATGTTGTTTAACAAATCTATCAAACAAGTACTTGCTCCACGCATATGGGCTTTGTGGTAATAATGGACCGTCTTCTGTAAAATGTGTAGTAGTTCCGTATACACTAGCACTAGAAGCATATTGGAAGTTAGTTCCATAGTTTTCACATACTTGCAACAGTCGCATACTATATTCAAAATTTTGTTCTATAATTTTATCTACATCTGTATATGTTGTGCTAGTAATTGCACCAAGGTGTATTACCCAATCATATGCACTAGGATCAGGAACTGCGTTTTCCATAAACTCCCATCCTTCTACATCATGTCCTTTGCTTTGCAAATAAGCACACATGTTTTGGCCAATAAAGCCTTTATATCCTGTAACTAATATTTTCATTAATAGCCTTTTGCCGCCTCGGTCCAAGTTTCTAAATATTGTATATCATCATTGGTCATTAGTTTTTGCCATATGTTATTATGTCCAAAAGGCAAATAGTTAAAGTTAATTACAACTCTTCGAAGTTCATCTGTGCAAGTTGCACCTGCATGTGGTAAATTACTTGGCATTATTACTAACCTATTTCCTACACTTTCAATCTTTTGACCATCTTCAAAATAAGTATATCCGTTATTTGTATTAACGTAATATATAGCAGTTAGTGATCCTGGAACCATTACATCTACATGTAATCCTGTTTCATAATGTTCATTTGTTTTCGCATTTAAATTTGCTTTAATCCTAAGAATACCTGCTGGTTGTATATAATTTAAAAGAGGATATAATATAGAAAACCGTTCTGGCGTAGTAGCTTGCATTCCTTGAAAATGAAATGTATGAACCATTTGACTATCATTTACGCTAGCATCCTTAATGCCTTTTCTAAATTGCCAATCAAACTGATCGTGCATTATAGCTCCTTGAGTCATCTCGAAATCTTCTTTTTCTAGTACGTCATCTATAACTACAGTTCCGCTCATTTTATATCCTTTATGATTTGTGTAGTAGAATGTCCTTCTACTTTTGGAAATATTGCAACTTCAGCTAGATCATTTCCAACTACTGTTTCAATGGTATAATCACCACCTTTTACGATTATGTTAGGTTTGGTTTCTTTAATTATTTCATAAGGAGTATCCTCATCAAAAATTATAACTTGGTCAACTATACCTAACTGTTCTAATGTTTCTTTTCTAGTTTCTTGACTATTAATGGGTCTAGTTTCACCTTTTAAACGCTTAACGCTTGCGTCACTATTAATAGCTACTATAAGCTTATTACCTAAGCTACGAGCGTGTCTAAGAAGCTTTAAATGACCAATATGTAGTATATCAAAGCACCCATTAGTAAATACGACAGTATCTTCTAAGTCAGTTTTTGATAATGTATATGTGCCTAAATGTTTAACACTTTCAGTTGCACCTTTAGTGGCAAGTTCTAAACACTGCTTAATAGTTTTACCCTGTGTTAATCCGTATACAAAAGCAGCAAGAAAACAATCTCCAGCACCTGTAACATCATTTACTTCTACTTGTTCTGGAATTATAAAATGTGTTTCATCTTCAAACTTTGCCGATACTGCACCGTTTGCACTAGTTGTTATTATATTACCCTTGTGCTTTTTAAATCCAAATTCTTCGTACTCTTTAGCATTAGGTTTAACTAACCAAGCACCTTCATAGCATTTTCTATTACGTTTCGGATCTACAATAACTTTGCAACCTTGACTGTTTATATGTTCTATAATCTGTGTAGAATGTGTTAGCACACCTTTGTTGTAATCACTTAGTATAACATATTCATATTGTGAAAAATCACTACGCAATACATTTTTCAATACAGCATCACCGTCTGCTAGTTCATCTTCATCTAAACGGGTAACATAATGACCATCTGCAATAATTCTAGTTTTAGTACTTTTAGGTTGTTCATTTTCTACAAGTAAAACATCTACACCTAAACTTTTTAAATTTTCATAAACAAGTCCTGCACCACCAAAAGAAGTTTTTATATTAACTAGATTAACAATAGGTACAGGTGCTTCTGGACTTATACGAGTAGAAGTACCGTAAATATATTTGTCAATAATTACATCGCCAAGGACTAGAACTTTCATAATATTATTATACTGCCATTTGCACTAACTGTCAAGTAAATTAATAGTTTGAAAAACAGTTTCTAATTTACTAAGATTAATTTTACTTTGAAGGGTATTGCGTAATCCATGATGTAAAGGTTTTGGCCATTTAGTAAAACTACACCATGCATATCCGTCATGTTCTTTATTTAATTGTGGAATGAATTCATCTTGTACAACACACAAATATGTATGAAAAAGAAACTTTTTGTCGTTGCTAAGAAAACTTTCTAAAGGAAGTGCTTTCTTAATAGCAACAATGTCACCTATTTCTTCAACAATTTCTCTTTGAAGAGCTTGCCAAGGAGTTTCGGCACCTTCGTTTTTCCCACCAACTAGCCCCCAAACATCAGACTTTTTGCCGCCTGAGCGATGTAAAAATAAAAATCTATTTGTAGATAAGGTATAGAATAAAGCCCCACTACATACAATACTTGCGTTCATACAAGTAATTATCCGGCGAGTGAAAGCCTCCAGGTGCCAACTGGATAATCTCCATCAATACTTAATAGCCATTCGTTGTTAGAATATCTGTACTGTGTTTGTGTATTAAGATTAGTAGTATATGTAGTAGTTGTAGTTTCAGAAGCATCAAATATAATATTCCATTTTGCACCATCCCATTCAACTATATCATTTATACTAGCTACAAGTCCTGTACCGTCTGCATTTGCCCAGGCACTAGCTACTACTGTTTCGCCAGCTTTTCCGACATCATCAAGTAATAACAATCTAACACCTGCCGCTTTAATCGCTAAAGGATTATAATTAGTAGGATCAATAATATAATCTATACTGGTTCTACCACTAATAATAGTATCTGCAGGGAATGTATCTGTATCAAAAGTAATTGCAATCTTTGATTCGTCTAATGGATTTAAGGCAAATGTACCTGTTACAGTAGTTGAATTATCAGTACTAGTAAGATATATTTGACTTACTCCTGCTGCGTATGCGCCAGGGTATGCTGTAAATACTTCTCTCCAATTTTTATTTCCTGCTACGCCACTAGCTATAAGTTGTGCAGTACCTTGATTTACATAAACTCCATATTGTGCATAATTAACACTAGCCATCTTATCGGTAGAACTTGTAGATGGCCTACTTCCTCGGCCGTCTTTAGAGATACCTGCTTTTGCTGTATCGTCGTAAGCATTAAGTTCTGGTGTAGAAACACCATCCTCAATAGTACCAGTAGTTTCATCAAACATACTCGTTATGATATTTGTTATGACACCCATTTTGCGAACTTTGGTAGGAGGACTAATATAAATTGGTACACTAAATGTTAGTGTAGCAATATCAATTTCTGTATCTATTCCTACAGGTACACTTCTACTGCTCCATTGTACATTCTCAAGATGTACTGCGGTTATACTAGTCCAGTCAATAAAATTATCAGTAGTTTGCATTTCTAAACTAGGATTAAACAATACTAATATTTGTTCTAGTAACTGAAGTTTTTGATCAGTATTGCTTGCCCAAATATCTGCATTAATTCTCATTAAGTAAGGTGTAGGGATTAAACGTTCTACAGTATAAGCTCTGCCTTCTTGGTTAATATATTCTCCAGTAGTTTCATCGTATGCACGTTCTCTAATATTAACATTACGTGTATAAGTTGCATCAGTGAGTCTGTCTTTATCTAATTCTAGTCCAGTAATATAAACACTAATCCTAGGAGCACTGGGTAATTTATTCTCAGAGTTTTCTCTAATAATATTAGCTACTTGACGAGTTAAGTCTCCGTACATAACTGGCACATCTTTAGTTTGTCCATCACCGTCTTGTACAGGGAAGTTACTAAGGATACGCATCATTTGTGTAGTATAACGTCTTATTTGTCCATCATAAAAATGTTGCATTAGTTATCTTTCCTCGGTTTAAGTGCTTTTGATAAGCTTTGACGTTCTGGAACTTGTTCACCTCCGATATTACTTGTTGCATTATTATTAATAAAGCTAGATTTTTGTGTTTGTCTTTCTAATGTATTGCTTAATGTCATTCTAACATCATCTGTCATTTTAACCCACCTAGTACCGTCGTACTTAAACATTCTATTTGGTAGGAAATCAGTACGTAAAAAATAATCGCCTTCTTGTTTATCTGAAGGAAACTGTATACCAAAGCCAAACGGTGCACCGTTTGGTGCTGCATCACCAGTACCAACTAAGTATCCTGAATACCCTTCTCTGTCAGGTCGATCAGTAACTTCGTCGGCCCTAGTATTAATATTTGAAGCATCTAAATCAGTTTCGTCAGCTGTGCGAAGTGCTATAGAACCATCTTCGTTTGTTGCAACTGAATAAAAATGACTAATATCAAAGCCACTCTTAGGAGCATCTACTTCTGCTTGTGCAACTACTGCTCTGTTTATCTGCATTTCTTTTTCATATGTAGACAATACATCTCTAAGTGTATTACTTGAGTCTTCGCTTGCAGGTAAATCTAATATATCTTTGTATTCTTGTGTATCGTAAATTTGTTTTAGTTTAAGTCTATATAAATGCGGATACCATGTTTGACTAAATCCTTCTGCAGCACGATTTACATCTTCTACTACATAGAACCTTTTTAATGCTACATCATAATCATTTAGTGCATATTCATCTGTTAAGTGTGGCAATTCTATAACATCGCCACTCATAATTTTTCTGCCAAGCGTTTTTACACTACTGTTTATATGTATGGTCATAAACAATGTGTCATTACTTAGAAATAAACCAAACTGGCTTAAATCAAAATCTATATCTTGAACATTATATACAGCTCGCATAGTATAAACATCTGGATCGTATTTTCTATCTCTATTCTCTAAGAATAGTAAGTCCTGTATGTTTGTTTCTTTTACAGCATCATATTTAGGCTGATCCGCAGTGGATTCAGCAGTAGATGGGTTCCTAGCACCTATATACTTGTGTACATTGATATCAGTTCCGCCAACAGTAAACATTTCTTGGATTTGTTTGTCCAAAAAATGATAATCATTGCCGCGTTCGGGTTTATATAAAGATAGTCTTGGCATATACATATTTATCGATACGATAAATACTATGTGGAGAGTAAAGAATGGCAGCACTAGCAACAGCGAAACAAAATGTATTTGATTACGTAAATGCATCCTTAGGTGGCGGAATGATCGACGTTGAGTTAGATCCTATCCATTACGAAACAGCATTAGGGAAAGCATTAAGCAAATTTAGACAACGGTCAGATAATTCTGTAGAAGAATCCTACTTATTTTTAAGTACAGTAGTTGATCAAAACGAATACACATTACCTAGCGAAGTTATTGAAATTAGAAAACTATTTAGACGTTCAATTGGTTCACGTACAGGCGGTGGCGACGGTGGATCTTTGTTTGAACCATTTAATATGGCATATACTAATACATACTTACTATCAGGTTCTAAAATGGGTGGTCTAGCAACATATGATATGTTTGCCCAGCACCAAGAACTAGTAGGAAGAATGTTTGGTAGCTTTATTGAATTTAAATGGAATACCACTACTAAGAAATTAACACTTTTACAGCGTCCTAGGGCAGAAGAAGAAATATTACTTTATGCATACAACTATCGTCCTGATGAGCAACTATTAGAAGATTATCTTGCAAGTCAATGGATTAAAGATTATACTCTTGCTAGCTGTAAATATATGTTAGGCGAAGCACGTTCAAAATTTGCTACTATAGCAGGTCCTGGTGGAGGAAGCACACTTAATGGTGATGCACTTAAAGCCGAAGCCCAAGCTGAAATGGAAAAATTAGAAAATGATGTAGCACTAGCCGTTGCTGGCGGAGTAGGTTACGGTTTTACCATAGGCTAAAAAACCACTTGACAAACTACTAAAATTACCGTATAATATAGAGATACTACTAACTTAGGAGACTTTGTATGATTATTGGTATCTGTGGACTTATTGGTTCTGGTAAAGGTACGGTGAGCGATCACCTTGTAGACACATACGGTTTTGAAAAAATATCATTTGCAGACAAATTAAAAGATGCTGTATCTGAACTATTTGGATGGGATAGACAACTATTAGAAGGTGACTCGTCTGATTCTCGAGAATGGAGAGAAATAGAAGATCCATTTTGGACTAGCGAAACTGGAAGAATAATTACTCCTAGATTAGTATTACAAGAGTTTGGTACTGACTGTATGCGTAATGGGTTTTACGATGGTATATGGGTTAGTATGGTAAAGCAAAAGATTATAAACAATCCTAACACAGAGTTCGTAATTCCTGATGTAAGATTCCGCAATGAACAAAGTGTTATTAGAGAACTCGGCGGCGAAGTTTGGCAAGTTAAGCGTGGCGCAGATCCAGAATGGTTTGGCAGTGCAATTCTTGACAATCAAACAGATAATAGTTTAATGGCACCATATGATATCCACCCCAGTGAATGGAAATGGATAGATACTAACGACAAGTTTGACGCTATTCTTTATAATGACGGAACAATTGATGATCTTAGAAGTCAGGTCGAAGATCACCTTGCTTCCAACGAATTCCGGTCTTTTGCGTAATACGCTGACAATTAGCACATATGGTTTTTAAATTAGTCGGTCTACAATTTTGCAGATCGCCATCTATATGAAACACGTCAAACTGTTCTGGATGCTTGCTTTTAAAATTACATTTTTCGCAGTAGTCTTTTTTCTCGTATCCTAACTGTTTCCATTTAGGAATGCCGTGTCCAGCACCGTTCCTTAAACATCTTTCACATAGTTTTCTATAATATGTTTTACCTGCTTTTTTATAGTTAATTGCGGCTGGTCTTTGCTTACATATACATAAAGGTCTCATACTTTTATTTAGCTCACCTTTTTGGTACCTTTTTGGTGGCGTTATATAAGGTGTTTTTGAAATAATAATATAAATACAACTAGCAAGAACAAGACATCCAACAGGAGAAATATGATGGCATTAACTTCACCAGGCGTACAAGTTTCCGTAATTGACGAGAGCTTTTATACCCCAGCAGCAGCTGGAACAGTACCGATGATTTTTGTTGCTACGGCTTCTAATAAAACAGCAAGTTCGGGAACGGGTACAGCAGCAGGAACACTAAAAGCAAATGCTGGTAAACCTTATTTAATCACCAGTCAACGAGAGCTTGGTGAAACGTTCGGCGATCCAAAATTTTATTCAGATGCTACTGGCAATATGATACATGGCGGCGAATTAAACGAATACGGTTTGCAAACAGCATACTCGCTATTAGGCGTTACTAATAGAGCATATGTAGTTAGAGCAGATTTAGACTTATCAAAATTAACAGCAAGTGCAACAGCACCAGGAGGCGAACCAGCAGATGGCGCTTGGTGGTTTGATGTTGCTAATACTAAATTTGGTATTTTAGAATGGAACGGGGCAGCAATTACAACAACCGGCGGTCAAAGCTTTACAAGCCAAGTACCAATAGTAATTACTTCTACAACACAAGTAGACGGAAGTGCTCCAAAAACATCAGTTGGAGCAATTGGCGATTATGCAATTGTTGCAACAACTACTACTAACAAGTTTTTCTATAAAACACCAGGAAATTCAAGTGCAGCAGGCGCGGCAGGATCATGGGTTGAAGTTGGATCAACAGCATGGTCAGCAAGTCACGCAGTTGTTAAAGGAACTGTAGCAAACGGAACTTATGTAAACGGTAACACAATTACTATTAATTCTTCAACAGTTACACTAGCTGGTACTACAGTAACTAGCTTAGTTAGTGATATTAATACAGCAGCAATTAGTGGTATTAGTGCAGCGGTAGTAGACGGAACACTTGAAATTTACTCAACAGGAGTAGATGTTATAATTGCTAATGGTACAGGAACAATCCTTACAGTAGCAGGCGTTACAGCAGCAACTTACGAAGCACCAAAACTTACTATTGCACCACATACAAGTGTGCCACAGTATAAAACAGGTGATACAGAACCAGCACCAACAGGTAGCTTGTGGATTAAGCAAACTACTCCAAATGGTGGAGCAAACTATAAAGTTAAAAAATATAGTACAGCAACTCAACTTTGGTCAACTGTAACAGCTCCAGTATATGACACAGGTCAAGCTGCAATTTTTGCACTTGACAAAACAGGTGGTGGAGCAGGCATTGCATTAGGTGCATTGTATGTTAACACAAATGCTGAAGAAGTTACCCCAATAATTGCAAACTCTAAAATTTATGTTAGATGTGCAACGGGTGCAACAGCAATTACAGGTGCTAAAATTACTACACAAGTAACTAGTGGTACATATGTGTTTACTATACAAGAGTCTCTAACAAATGCGTTAGCACTTGATAGTGCAAAAACTATTTCAGTAACAGCAACAGGAGCATCAAGCGATGCTGACGTAATAGCAGCACAGATTAATGCAGCTGGTTTTACAAATGTTGCGGCAACAGTTGATACAAGTAACAAAGTTACTATTTCACATAAACTAGGTGGAGAGATTAGAATTAAGGATACAGGAGGTGCATTAGCACTTGCTGGATTTGCAGTTTATAATTATGTTACTAAAGCAGGAACAGCAAACTTGTACACAGCACCAACAGGTGATACTGCAAGTGATTTTGTTGCTTCAAACTGGAAAGAACTAACTTATACCGCTTCTATTACAGCACCAGCTAGCTTAACAGAAAACGGAACACTTTGGTATAGTTCAGTTGTAGATGAAGTAGATCTTATGATACACAATGGTACTACATGGGTAGGATATCAAAACTACAATGCAGCATATGGAAATACAAACGCAACAGGACCAATTGTTTCTGCTAGTGCGCCAACAGTGCAAACAGATTTAACTGCACTAGTTGACGGTGATATTTGGATTGATACTAGTAGTGTTGAAAATTATCCAGGAATCAAAAGATGGAACGGTACTACATCTAAGTTTGTAACGCTTGATAAAGCAGACCAAACTACAGAAAATGGCGTATTGTTTGCAGATGCAAGATGGAGCGTAGATGGCGGATCGTCAACTGCTCATGCAGCAGGTGCAATTGATGCACTATTAACTAGTGACTTCTTAGATCCAGATGCTCCAGATCCAGCATTATACCCACAAGGTATGATACTTTGGAACTTACGCAGAAGCGGATTTAATGTTAAGAAATTTGTACGTAACTCAATTGATGTTACTGCATTAAATGCTAGAGCAGGTGATGCATCAATGGCAGCTTACTATCCACATAGATGGTTAACAGATTCAGGCAACGCAGAAGATGGTTCAGGAACATTTGGACGTCATGCACAGCGTAAATCAGTTATACAAGCATTACAAGCAATGGTCAATAGTAACCAAGAAATACGTGATGAAGAATCACGTCAGTTTAACTTAATGGCAACACCAGGTTATCCTGAGTTAATTGGTGAAATGATTACACTTAATACTGACAGACGCTTAACAGCATTTGTTGTAGGTGATACTCCAGCAAGATTAACACCAGATGCTACTTCGCTTAATGAATGGGGTTCAAACGTTAAAGTTGCACTAGAAGATAACGATAACGGTGCAGTTAGCTTTGATGAATATATGGGTATGTATTATCCATGGGGATTCACAAGTGATAACAGTGGTAACAATGTTGTTGTTCCTCCAAGTCATATGGCACTACGCACAATGGTACTAAATGACCAAGTGGCGTTCCCCTGGTTTGCTCCAGCAGGAACAAGACGTGGTGGAGTTACAAATGCAACATCAAGTGGTTATATTACTAGCGAAGGCGAGTTTAAATCAGTTGCACTAAACACTGGACAGCGTGACACACTTTATACAAATAAGATTAATCCAATTACATTCTTAAGTGGTGCAGGATTAGTAGTGTTTGGACAAAAGACTCGTGCTAGAAATGCAAGTGCATTAGACAGAGTTAACGTAGCAAGACTAGTTGTTTACTTACGTGGACAATTAGAATTACTAGCAAAACCATACTTGTTTGAGCCAAATGATAAGATTACACGTGATCAAATTAAAGCGGCTGCAGATCAACTTATGTTAGAATTAGTAAGTCTAAGAGGTGTATACGACTTTGTTACAGTATGTGACGAATCAAATAACACGCCAGCAAGGATCGATAGAAACGAGCTGTACTTAGATGTAGCTATTGAACCAGTCAAAGCAATTGAATTTATTTATATACCGCTAAGACTTAAAAACACAGGGGAAATTGCAGCATTAGGATAATATACGCAGTTAATGAGGGGTATGAATTTACCCCTCAGAAACGTATAAATAATAATGTATTAGGAGAATAGAGAAAATGCCAATCACAACTTTACAAAATATTTCGATACCTACAGAAGGCGCGAATTCTAACTCATCATTATTGATGCCTAAGTTACAATACCGCTTTAGGGTATTTTTAGATAACTTTGGCACTACTGGTGGACCAGATGGTGTTAGAGAAATTTCAAGACAAGTACAAGATGTTACAAGACCAAATGTAAGTTTTGAACAAATGACACTTGATGCTTATAACTCAAGAACTTACCTAGCAGGTAAACATACTTGGGAACCAATTACACTTACATTGCGTGAGGATGCTAACAACAATGTACAAAAGATTGTTGGTCAGCAACTACAAAGACAGTTTGATTTCTTTGAACAGTCTAGTGCAGTATCAAGTGGAACATACAAATTCCAGACTAGAATTGAAATTCTAGATGGTGGTAACGGCGCTAATGGTGCTAATGTGGTGGATAGATTCCATTTAGTTGGATGCTATATTGAATCAGCTAACTACAACACACTAGCATATGCAACAAACGAAGCCGTAACTACATCACTAAGCATTCGCTACGACAATGCTATACAACTTGGATCAGATGAGTCTATAACAGGTATTGGTGAATCAACTACTAGGGCACTAGAAGGCGCTTCAGGCGGTACGCAAGTTTAAGATATAAACTTTAACTGATTGGCTTTTAAAAGGCGGGAGTAATTTTAATTACTCTCGCTTTTTTATCTACGCACTTTACTATATAGG